GTGGATCTCATAGTGGTAGTACCAACGAGTACCCTCTTTGGTCGGTTTGTCTTGGCCCAAGTGGTAGATTGGAAACTGTATTCGATTAAGCATTTTTAACAAGAATCCCGTTTTCTAGGCTGTAGTATTCGTCAAATTTGTCAAAGCTGTAGTCTTGGCCGATATCTTGGTCAACGCCAATAGGACTGCCCGAAATGCCGCAGCCACGATCTTTTTGAGTCATTGTCTTTAGGATCTCGCAGTAGTTTTCAACCTCACTATCAGGCACTAATCCCACAATTGAGTCGTGTACTAACATAAAGATTTTACTTTTCATCTTCAATCGCTTCAACTCATCGTGTGTATCCATAGCGCCCAACAGATTTACGTCTGAGGCCAGACTTTGTACTTCTGCGTTAATGCCCGAACGTACTTCATGTGCCGCAATGCCTTTGTCCGCGGAGAATACGTTTGGTAAACGCCTTTTACGGCCAAAGAAACTATAGGTATACCCATTAGTCTCAATGAATGCCTTTCGCTGATCCAACCAATTCTTGAGCTTCTTGAAGCGAGTAAAGTACTGCTCAATGTCGTCTTTTGCTTGACTGATAGGGTAGGATTCGCCAGTTGCTTTCGTAACCGATTGGCTAACCTTTGCCGGACCCGAACCATATAAAATCCCAAAAGAGATCGCTTTCGCACTTTGACGAAGCGAACCATACTGTTTCTTAACATCTTCTACCTCACATGGCAATGCAAATACCATTTTAGCAATACTACTGTGAAAGTCTCCGCCACTGGAGAATACACTTTGCAGGTTTTTGTCGCCACTCAACACAGCAGCATAATACATCTCTGCTGTAGTCAAGTCCTGGCTTACAATCTTGTAACCGTCAGGTGCTCTGATACATCCCTTAATGATTGGGTCATCTCGCGGAATTTGCTGAGCATTAAACTTACCACTGCTAGATAAACGGCCACTAGTGGTAAAGATAAGATTAAAATTGGTACGAATTCGGCTATCACGGTCTAACTCCGGTAAAATTTTTGCAACATAGCTGGACTGAATCTTAGCCAGTTGACGTACAGTTAGTATTTGCGCAGGGAGTGGATGCTCTTCGCTAAGCTCTTCAAGTACCTCGGCATCGGTCGACAATGCTCCGGTCTTTGTGAGTTTTCCTGTTGGAGTAAGTCCAACATAATCAAACAGTACTGTTCGAAGTTGTTGAACTGAATTGGGATTGAAGATTTTTCCCGAATCTTTCTCGAATGCTTTAACTTCCTCAAACGCATATACCTTTTCCTTTGCTTCTAGAATCCACTTGTCAAGATAAGTACCCGCCGCTTCCATACGTTCACGACTGATAGGGATGCCTACTTCTTCCATGTCCATCAGGAACAGTGTTCCACGGATTAGTAGGTTTTGATATACCCACAGCAGCTTTGGATTTTTCTGGATGAGGGGCCAGAACTTTTCGTACAGTTCTAGGGTTACAGCAGTATCAATTGAAGCATACTTAGAGATCACATCAAAAGGGATCAAATCGTAAGTAAAGTCTTCTTCTAGCAAGCCTTGTTGCTTGCAATAACTCTTCTTAAAGTCATCTAGCTCGCTGTCATAGTCACCGTAGTCGGTGTACTTTAGGGCCAACTGCTTCAAGCCGTGGCTGTCTGTTTCGTCCAATACATAGTGCATAACCATTGTGTCATGTACTCTACCACGATTGAAATCGATCCCTAGGTGATAGTTAATCATCTTGTAGTCAAACTTCATGTTGTGAAACACGATATCGTACTTGTCGATGATTTTGTTGATTAATTCTAGATGACGGTCATCCAATACGTCTGTTAGAATATATCGACCTTGCTTTTTCTTGTAACTCAAGCTAAGACCTAATACATGACCATCCCGGGGATACAGGGCAGTTGTTTCCGTGTCTACTGCTACTACATCAACAGCATTGTCGAACACTTCTTGTAGGTAATCCAACGCTTCTTCAGAGTCGTTGACACCCTTGAAGTCGCCTGTTTGACTACTGTTTTTGGTATTTCCAGCCACATACTGCTTGATCTTGTCTACAGCACGTTCAAAGTCTGGTTTACCCTCTGGCTTAAATATCAACATAGCAGGATTGCTAATGCACACCCACTTGTCATCAATTAACAGACCCGCATAGTTGGTAACGCTACTGACCTTGGCATACTCTTTTGCTGCTTCAGCACCTACCAAGATTACCAGATCGAAAGCATCTAACAAGTTGCGGTCTAGATCTACGTCCTTCTTCAACAACTTTTGAATAGGGACTGAACTCATGTGGAATGTTTCAAACTCAAAGTCGAAATACTTTGAGTAGTCATTTCTGCTAGGGGCTTTATCAACTATTGCGATCTTTTTCACTTATGTATTCCTTTATGCTATCTACGTATTCTTGGCTCAACTCACCAGGATCTGAGTCTTCCTCTAACACGATCTTTTCTGTTAGATAACCACACTCCTGTAACACAGGCTCCAATTTATTCATTGCATCTTGGCCTGCCTGATCACCATCATACATTAGATATATTTTTAATACGCCTTGCGTTTTTAAACTCAGCAGCTTTAATTCTGGTTCTTTGAACAGTGTGTTGGTCCCAAAAGTACAGCACACATTTTGTAATCCCTTGTCGTAGAGATTCAACATATCAAATATGCCCTCTACTAACACTGCACTAGTGTAACGGTCCTGAAAAACCTCTGGGTAGATAGGCATTGTTACGCCACGAGGATAGTTCAAGTAACGCGGATTACCATCACTCATCATGTGGCGACCTACATAGACCATATTCTTGCCACGAATGTCACGAATAGGAAACCAGATTCTGTCGCTCAATTCACTGCCACTGTTAACATAGAATGAACCAAACTCCTTTAGAGTTTTAGTACTAATACCACGAAACGGTTTAGTAACTGGAATAAACTGTTCCGGGAACTCTACACCGTTAAAGTTGATAGCAAGGTCTTTCAGTTTTTCTTTTAGTTTTGCCACTTTGATACTAGTAAAGTTTCCTACTACCCCAAAGTGCTTGAATATGTTTGTTTTAAATCCACAGCTAAAGCAGTGACTAACTCCAGTGATACGGTCAACCCGAAAGCTGGGATTGCCGTCGTCATGGTCTGGATTTAGACAGCGGATAAGATAGTCCCTGCCACTAACTGTGAAACCGATATTTTGTTTATTTAGTAGGTCGAGTACGTGGTCTGACATTTAAATGTTCCAAGGAATGTCGCTATCGCTGTCGTCTTGCTTTTCAGCTGCTTTCTTTTTGCTGCTTCGCTTGATTGTTTCTTTCTTTTCAGGCTCTTCAATGTCGTGAGGACTAATACGCAAACTATCCCAGTTGATGGGGCTAGTAAAAGTCATTTCACGACCACCACGAATCTTTGTGGTAGAGAAGGTCAGTGCGCCCTTCTCTTTTTCATGCGCTTCCATTACCAATGCAATGTCGGCAGCATCAAGAATACCCTTTGCAAATCGTGCTTCGCCAGTTGCATCAATTTGATATGGTGAAATCATCACAATATCGTACTTTCTGGCCAACTCTTTCAGCTTCTTAGAAATCACAATCTGCGGTTGCCAGTCAAACTGGCTAGCGCCCTCTACAACGATCTGATTTAAGTAGTCTACTACTGCTACCGTAAACTTATCACCAAACTTGGCTTTGATCTTGCCCAAGTGTAAGTCTAGACTGGTCAGGGTGAGAGCACGATCATCAATGATAATCATCTGATTGTCAGTCTTCAACCGTTTTTCACGTACCAAGCTCTGCTCAAACTTGATCTTGTCACGGTGTGTTTTAAAACTCTCTACCAAGTCATCACTGTTGTCAAACATACCTGCTCGGGCTTTGACAACTCGCAACAGTTCATCTTCTGTTAGTCTGTTTTGCTTTAGGTTCTGGTGGCTTACGTTAGCCAAGATACTCAAGTTACGCTCAAGTACCTCGTGTGCAATCATTTCTATACTAAAGATAACACTTGTATTACCAGACTCGTACTGACTAATAGCAATGTTACTACTACAGATAGATTTGCCGCTGCCTCGCTTTCCGCCGATAAGGATGAGTTCTTGACGAGCCACACCAGCAAGAGTAGCATCGAAAGTATTGTTAAACCCAAGATGTATACGGTCACGAGCCAGTTCCTCTGCGTTCTTGAACAACATAATATCTGCCATGTTGTAGACGCCCTCTGTTGTTAGAGTCTTGTCGTCCAACGTCAACACCATTGCAGCTAAATTTTCTTTGATTTCCTGACTGTCATAGACTGGCAGTTTGTCTATAAACTTGTCTAGTAATTTGATTGTTTCGTTTTGGCAAAACTGATCTAATAAGGCATTTAGGGCTACTTCAGAACTAATATCTGGATTGTCGGCCAACTTCAGGGTGGCCAACGTTCTTAGTGCAGGGCCTTCTCTGAGGGTGAGTTCTAGCTCGTCAAAAGACGGAATTGCACTATAGTTGTCATAGTACTTCTTAATTGCGCTATATAGACTTGAAAAAGCTGGATCCAGAAAGACGAGTTTTAACCTGCTCCATATATCGAGCGATCTTTCTGTTAACAACTTGTTTAAGACAATAGCACTACAATCCATCTGGGATACCTGTTTTCTTTAAAGACCAGCCTTTATGTTGCTTAGTTTTACCATTTATTACCGAACCAAGGTGTGACTGACAAAGGTTATGTTGTCTGGAAAACTTTCTTATATTTTCAATTATGTACTCTTTGCCTGTAGGATCTAATATAGTAATATTTTTATCAAGGCTGAAAGCTATAGTTTTTCTGGAAGCTTTCAAAGCTAACATTTTTGCATATTCTATTGGGTATTCTTTTTTCAGCCAAGTATGTGTGGCCCCTTTAGCTATATCGCATACAGTTGAATATGTTACGCCAGTGAGATGAGATATTTCTTTATAAGTATGAACAGGTATTTCTATCAACAGTAATAAACAAGCAATTACATCTTCATTAGAGTTTACAGCATTATGATGGTTTTCTCCACCAATACTGCCTACGATGCTACTCTTGTGCAGGGTATTAAAGCCACGGTTTACCGAGTCATATATCTCTATAGCCTCTTCTTCTAGGTTAGACAGCTCTGCCTCATCACATGTGCAGATAATTTCTAAACTGGGACATCCATAAGTATTATATGCCGCCATAAGTTTATTAGAGGCTTTATTATGCGTAATTTTATATTTATGGTAAATAAATCTAGCTTCAATATTTTTTGATTTGCCTATATAAACTTGATCAGTTCCTGCAAATTTTAGTTTGTAGATTCCACATGTCATACTCGATCCATTATACTACTCGAGATTCGTTATCTATAATTACTTGATCAATTATTTCTTCTATCTTGTAAATTACATCGCTGCGGAGCTTTTTAATATCTTGTTGATAACTATCGCCGCTGTCATAGAACAGGCTAAGCTGCTCATGGGTTAACAACTGCTGCAGTCCAAAATATATAAGATCATACGCAATCGTGCTTTCTGGCATTACTTCTACTTTGCAAGTTTTGCCATAATTATGTGCTGCTTGGCGCACAACCTCTTCAACAGTTAGACTTTCGTTATCATGGTATGTAATTGTTACTTTCATGATTCTCCAGTGCAAAAAGGGATAGAGGTTTTTAATCTCTATCCCTTGTGTCTAAAATCGACTTAAATCAGGCAGTCGCTGCCTTGGCTTCAGCCTTGGCCTTCTTTTGAGCGCCATCATAGTCTGCAACTGTAATACCACGACGTGTAAGTAGTGTCTTAATGCCACGTTCTGTCTTGTCTGCGGCTGCTGCAATTTCTGCAACAGTCATGGTTACAATCTTGTCACCTAGAGCACTCACAGGATCAACTGTGTTCTGTGCATGGCTCTCGCGCTGGGCGGGGATCTTGTCGATCTGGCCGTTGCGGGTCAGGCTGAGGGCCTTGCCACGAACACTTGCGATGCTCTTGTTTAGAGCTGAGGCAATGTCTTCAATGAACTTGCCGCCCTGTACCATTGATACAAACTTGACTTCTTCAGCCTCGCTGTAGGTACGGGCTACTTCTACCTTCTCAGCAGGCTTCACAGAACCTGTGAGTTCTAGAGCTAGCAGCTTGCCCTGAATTTGCTTGGCAGTGAACTTGCCGCCTTCAAACTTCTCAGCGATTTCCTTGTAGGTCAGTACACCGGCCTTGCGAGTAACAAATTCCTTTAGAAGGTTTGTCTGTTGGTCAGTAAATGCGCTGGTCTTTTCCTTTGCCATCGAAGCTACTTCGCGGTCAAGTTGGCGGAGCTTTGAGGCTACTGAACGGGTAGAGAAATCTAGTTCAGTAGCAGCTTGTTCTACCTTAGCTGCGCTAACTGGGCTCGCTGTACCAACAATACTCATTAGTCGTGCAACGGCCTCGTCTGACCACTTCTTTGCTTTTTCTGTCATGTTTATGCTTTCTGTAAAAATTGAATTAGGTTATCAACAATTGTTATACCGTATTGTTCTGCTTTTTTACGCTTAGAACTATTATCATTAGCCTCGTCGATCAAGTAATCCAGCGTCTTTGTAACACTGTCAACTACTTTGTACCCAGCTGCTGCCAATGCTTCATTGGCAGCACTCTTGGTCTTAAACGAGGTCAATTTACCTGTAATGCAAACGGTTGGGCCGTCAACACCACTGGTAACTTGAACATTAGAACGAAAAGAGAACGGTAAAAACTCCTTTAGTTCTGTGTATTCTGTTTCGATCCAGGTCATTAAGTTGAGGGTTGCTTTCTCACCTAGACCTGACTCTTTACACTTTTCGTGAGTGATTTCGTCAATATGATTGACAACACTGCAAATTTTAGCACTGGCTGTGCTACCAATGAGTGGAATGGAAAACGCCGCTAAAACTGTAGCTAAATCTGCTGTCTTCGATCGCTCGATTTCATCCAACAGCTTGATGGCTGTTCGCTCACTATTCAGACCTTCAGCAACTTGCTGTACATCGAGATAGTAAATTTCGGTAATGTCCGAGATTTGCAGCTTTTCTACAGTTTTAGGGCCAAATCCTTTGATACCAAGAGTCTTGCAAAAATGTTCTACTTTTGCAGACAGTTGTGCTGAACAGGCTGTGTTACGACAAAACAGTTGGTCGTTGACCCACTCTAGAGTATACTCACAGCAAGGGCAGTTTGTTGGAATTTCAATCTTCATGGTGTTTTAACGATTAAGAACAGTAATTATAACTGTTTCGATAGGCTGTGACAAGTCAAAATTTATGTTGCCCAGAGATGAAATTTACACTTGAAACTATTCAACCTTATAAACAATCTCGGGAATGATTTCACCTGCTCTACGCACAGCAACCCTATCTCCTATCTGTAGGTCTAGGGCTTGGATAAAGCCTGGATTGTTGAGTGTGGCTCTGCTTACCAAAGCATCACCTACCAGTACGGGTTCAAGAATTGCCACTGGAGTGACTTTACCACTCTTGCCGACCTGCCACTCCACGTCTAGCAACACAGTTTCAACACACTCGC